ATCTGTATATTCTTAAGTCTATCTTCTTCTGTTATAATCTGTATAATTTTTCTTTCCATTTATTTTCTTACTCCAGTTATTTTAACTTTTCTTAATGAAGTCCATGATCTTCCTGTTCTATTTTTTGTTTCTTTTGTAAAATAAATTCTTTGAGCAGTTGTATGACTAACAATAAATCCATCACCCCAACCATATATCATCACCCTTATACTACCAAAATATTTTTTGTTTGGTACAAGAGGTGGAACTTCAATATGTCTTTTAGGTTGTGGTTTAACCCCTTTAATAAGATTCCAATGCACCATACATTCATAAAGTTTTGCTTCATCATTCTTATACAACATAACAGTACTAACCAATTCACCCACATTTTTAATATGAGGATTCTTGTCAGGATGAACCATTTTTATTGCTTCTTTGAATGATATGGTATTCATGTAAATTCTCCTTATTTAAGTTTAGATAGATTATATCAAACTTATTAAAGGTTGTCAATCATTATTTAAAATCTGGGTGTTCTTCTAAACTTCTTACAACTTCAAATTTTTTAGTTTCATTAATTTTACGCTTTACAATCTCACCATAATATTTTTTACCACGATTATACATTTCAGCTTCTTCATATATTTCAGCTAAACTATAATTATCTGTTATACAAAGCAAATAATTGTGACTATCAAAATTACCATATCTATACATGGTCACAACAAATATATTTTCACTTTTCATTAAAATTCCTCTTCATAAATTGTACCATTCTTAACAACTATTTCATCCATGCCAAAATTATCATATATAGCTCGTCCAATACCTTCATCATCGTTTGAACAAGTACAAATAAGAACTGTTAATTCACCTTTAAGAAGTTTTATTGATTTGCTTTTAATCTTTTTTTCTACTACTATATCTTTTAAATTTATTGTTTGTAGAGATTGGTTTTTACATTTACTACAAGTATATGGAAATGAATATTCAGATCCTTTTGTAGCTTCTCTTATTTTAATAAACAAATAATATCTATCTAATACATATAATTTGCTCACATCAAAATCTTCATTCAATACTGATATTTTAATTATATAGTCCAGTATTTCTTCTTCTTTTAAATGATCTTTTTCATCTTCAAATATAAGTAATTTCTTCATTGTATTTGTAGAAAATCCTTTATATTTTATCTTTTTACCTGATCCCGGTAAGACAGTTTCAAATTCGTAAACATTTAAAAAATCTTGTAATGACATATTAACTCCTTTTTATATTTATGCTGTTACTTCTACATGATACATATATGTGAATGTTACGGCAAATTCTTGTGTTTCTTTAGATGAATAATCTAGTGCAACTTCACCAAGTGATGATGGTCATGCATTTACAAGTTTAATTCTTTTAGATGCTTCACCAGAAGTATTTAATAACCATACTTCTTGATCTTGCATATATGATGCAGGATTTCCTTGTTCATTTGTTACTGGATTATGTATCATTTTCTGTCAATTCAAGAAATCACTATATAAATCATGCGCGCTATCTACTGCAAATGTTACTGTTCAATCACTATATGTATGTGTTGTTGGTAATTTGTACATCATACCTTGTCACCCTATTTCAGCAACATCTATAGTACTTTCTGGAACTGCACTAGATTTAACTAAAAATCTTGTTTGATCTGTGCTTAGTACAGAACCCGGTACATTAAGCATGATATAGAATAAATATCCTCTTGCTCTATCTTGAAAGTTAGCTTTAAAACTATTAATATCAAAAGCCATGTTTTTCTCCTTTTTTGTCTTTATTTAATAAACAAAATATTCACATTATGTTTATTTATAAGGGGCTTTAAATTAGCCCCTTAAATTTTATGGATTTAATGCTTGAGCCAATTCATTAAAATCAGCGCCTGTTTTTGTTGCAATGAAATTCAATACAATAAATTCGGCAGCTCTTGTTGGTTTAATGAAAATATTACCTCAAAGTTCATTTCTGTCAATTCTTTCTGCAGTATTTGTATCTTCATTAATTTGTACCATAAAGTCATAAATACCTCTTCTACCTTTTATATCTCTCAAAAAAGGTTCTATCATATTAGTCATTAACATTCAAGTAACTTCATCATTTTGTTCAAATAAATAATATTTAGATACTGTACTGATTGATTTTTCAAGAACTAAGAATAATCTTCTTACATTAATTCTATTAAATGCGCTTGATTTATCAAGTAATGTTTTTTGACCTCAAACTACTTTACCTTGACCAGCAAATGATACTATTGGATTAACACCAGCTTGATATAAAGTATCTCTTTCACCTAATGATGGATTTCAAGCTAATCTTCTTACACTTGTAAGAATAGTTCTATTTAATCCCGCAGGTGCTCATCATGCATCATTTACATCATCTGTATGAGCATATACCCCAGCCATATGACCTGATGCAGGAATTCATCTATAAACTTTATTTCATTTATCAAATACTTCAAGTCAATTACCATATAGTGCTGCGTATGATGTATTAGGATTAAATGTTGATGTTCCTTGTCCTTTTCTTCATTTAACTATATCTGTTGCTTCAGAACCAGTATTATTAACAACATCGCCTCTATCAACATCAAGCAAAGCAAAACTATCTTTTCTTGTGTCTTGACAGATCTCAATTAACTTTTGCTTAACAGTAATACCTTTATCAGCATCAATAAAAAGATTTACATCAATTTCTTCTGGATTATCATATAATTCATAAGCTGTTATTACTAATGAGTCTTCTGCATCTTGTTCATCTACATCATCATCTCTTCCAAAAACACCATTTTCTCCACCAGTTAATGTAATATAATCAGTAGTACTAAATGCTCTATCATTTCTATCATTTTCTGAATCTGTAGTATAGTTTGTATTTAATGCAACATATACATAATCAGATTGTTCATTTAATACTGTTTCAATGAACATTGACTCGCCTTCGTCATTAATTTCATTTTCATCAGTAGAAACAACAAATATCTCTTTATCTACTCATGTTGATGTTCCTTGATCTTTAGCTTGTATAATAATACCAAGCTGATATGCTGATGTAAGAGGTGTATTTAAATCTAAGATTTTATTAAAAGATTCTAAAGAAGTTGTATACGTATCATCATACATTGCGATAGCGGCTGCTGAAGCGGCGGCTGTTATGGTTACACCTGTAGGTAAATCCATAGCCGAATTTGTTGTATCATAATATCTAATACTATTATATAATTCTTGATTATAGATTAATAATCTTATATTATTTCCTCATTGTCCTCTTGATCTACTTGTAAATCATAAAGGTTCGTTTGTTCCCATTGTAGATCTGACTTGATCAGCATATAATAATAAATCTGTTGCTCCTAATGATTGATAATCATAAGGACCATCATCTTCACTAGAATCAACACTTCCAGTTGCTCCAAAAGTATAAGCATCATCATGTGCTGTACTAGTAGCAGAATATCCTGATAGTGCTTTTGTTCCTGATAAAGTAGCATCATCCGGCATTACTCTTGTACAGTAAAGTTTATTACCATATTTTAAATATCCCATACCAGCTAATAGGTCTTTATAAGAATTGGTTGTTGGAAAACCAAAAGCTTCTTTTAATTGTTCGTCTGTTGTTACTAGAGTTTGCTCATTTTCAGCACCTTTGAATGTTTGTCTTAAAACTAAAACTCCTATTGAAGTAGCAACTGCAGGTATTGTTGTTGATAAATCAATTTCATTAACTGCTACTTGTGGCGATAAATAAAATGCCATTTGTTATCTCCTTTTCTTTTATATATTTATTTATATATATTTATATTTTTAATTATGCACTACATCTCATTTCATGATATCCACAACCAGCTACATTCATATGGACTTCCTTGTGACAATCTATACATAATGTTATACATTCATCTATATCAGCACTTGTAATTGGTGATTCATTCAATGGTCATTTATGGTGACAATGTAATTCATCTATTGACCCACACTTTTGACAAATATAATTATCTCTTTCAAGTACAATTTGTCTTAATTGTGGTTGGACTTCTCTTGAAGTTGCTTGTTCTTGTCCTTTAGGATATTTAGATTGATTAAATATTGGACAAGCTTGTTTACATCCTTCTGAACAATATAATCCATTATCACCTAAAACACCGTTTAATGATTGTAATCTATTTTGTATTTGTAAATATAAAGGTTTAAAATATTTACCACAATATCTACATTTTACTTCCAATGAAATACCATCATCTGATATTTTTGGATCTTCATCAATTGTCAATTTATTTTTATATACA